TCTGATACCTATAGCCCCAACACTTTGACATATGTCTTCCCAGAGTTTATCTCTCAAGATATAATTGTAGCCCCACACACTGTTTATAGTGGTGGGAATGATTTGCGTGAGGTTGATGCTTATCCTTTGGTTCTTGACCTTCCCAGCACCCAAAATTGTCTGTTTATTCAACCCGAGGTTGAGTTAAACCCATACCGTGAAGATTTGGCAGATGTTGCAGCATTTGCCCGTCAAATGTCCACTCTATGTGATTTTGTAAGTGCTCGCAAGGCAACACAAATCAAAAAAGCAATCAATGCCTGCATCCGTGAGGGTCAACCCATTGTTGAGGATGAAATTGCAGAAAAATGTGAATGTGACATCAACCTGCTACGGCTTTGGAAGTTGGTTGCATCTATGAAGGATGATTTGTTCTTGTTCATTAAAGAAACCGATGACATTGCTTGTATGATTGGTAATACGTTTGTTTGCCATGAAGGTTATGTTATCTCTAACAATTATGGGACTTTCAAGGTTGTTGACCGTGAAGAGTTTAGTTATGCAAACTTCAACATGGAAAAGGTTTGGAGTTAAATAAATGGAGTCTATTTTAACCATGAAACTGTTACTAACTGCTGTGCTCTTAGCACTCTCTCCCATCCCTGCAAATGCTATCACCTGGCAACAGTTCTGGGAGCCATTTGTTCATGAGGATAGTGATCATCGCCATGAAAGAAAGCGTGATAATTACAGAGACCACTTCTATCACAGATATTGTATCAAACGTATTCGCAGAGAAGAATATGTTCCTGGCAACAGATGGCGTCCTGGTTATGTCAGAACGTGGTACGAAGAGGTGCCTTGCGGTAGGTAAAAGCTACCATTGCCAGAGTGAATAAAATCTGGTACAATCTTTATGTTCTCTTGAGATTTGAAATCATGAACCAAGAAAGGCATTTTCACACCGAATCTGAGCGTCGTCAACTAGATGGAGTTCTGCACGATGCTGATGCTAACGGATGGACAATTTCTAAGCACAACCGTATGAAGTCGCGTGTAAATAACCTGCCAGATCTTTCTCTTGTGAGTGATGAGGATGCAGTTGCCTGATAGTTACTGAGCCCCTTAAAGTGTCCCAGTAGTGTAAGAAGCATACTCAAACATGAAAGCACAAGACCCCCGCACACTTTTTGCTGATGATGAGTTCACTTTCTTTCGACTCAATCTTCTCAAAGAAGTTGACCGCTTGAGTGTATATCACTCTGATAGGTATCAGAAAGAAAAGGAACTCAAAAAGGCAGACGATTGTCTAACTTATCTGATGAATTATCGTTCACATCAAACTGAGTGGTGATTTATGAAATACACAATCGTTAAGTTTAAGGGTCGGTGGGTGAAAGTTTCCAACAAACTATCACCCCCAACCGAATGGGTTACAATCATCAACAAAGCACATTCAATTCCAAAAGTATGAAAAACTATCGAGTTCGAGTTGAGACCAACGACGGATGTGTGACCGTTTGGTATGAGAAATCGAGTGCAAAACGTGCTTGTGACCTTATCAATAATCGTGTCTACAATCAACTCTGTGGACTAAACATTAAAGAAGTTTCTGTTACTCCTTCTGTCTAAATCATGAACATCTGGACTTACAGTTTGAACCGCGTTGACCTTACTCCTAATGAGGAAACTTGCATTTTAAGGTTTCTTCGTGAAGCAAGAGAATGTGGGTATCCAAGTTCTAATGAAGAGTGGTATCCTATCATTGACAGCATAATGCAGAAGTATTATGATTCTGATGTCAAGGAAGCACAATCATGGCAAACTCTATAATTTAAGCACATGAGAGTTAAAGTTGATTTGTATGTTGCAGGTAAGGTATTCTCAGAGATTGTGGAAGCTGTAAACTATCAGGATGCGCGTGAGACTGCATTAGCACGTAATCCTAAGGCAAAGATTGTAGGATGCACAGCAGTTTTCAAGTAGTGCTCACTGAGCCCCTTAAAGTGTTCCAGTAGTGTAAGACAGAAACCCAAAGGAGAAAAATGCAACTCACTTCCAAAGATGCTAACATGATTGTTGATTTCTATCCCGTAAAGTATGCGGATGGAACTATCTCCAATCGTCATATTCTCAAGATTCTGACTTTCTCTAACTGCAAGCAATCTATTCGCTACATTACCAAGAAAGATTTCCAGTATGAGGTAGATTCCCGTGTTGAGGGTTATGGTTACATTGTGACTGATATGCACACCGAACCGCAACTGTTCAATTCTGCACTTACCTGTGCCTGCTGATTGCACAATTCAACACTTAAATTATAATCAAAAGAAAATGTCTGCTATTCTGAATCAAACCAAATCTGAGTTCCTTGTTGATACTCTGATTGAGCAATTGAATGACCAATGGAAAGTTAATGCCATCGAATCTGGTCATGATACTTATTACCAAGTCGAAGCAGATTTCGGTCGTAAGTACATCAAACTGATGACTTATTTGGTCTCTGGTGGTGAACGTAAACATGGACGCTCTGCATATATGTTTGTGGAGAATAACACTGGTGCATGTTACAAACCTGCCAGTGTAAAAGCACCTGCAAAGGGTATTCGATTCTATGTTGAGCAACTCACTGAGAATCCCACTATTTGTGATCAATACGGTGGGTTTCTTTATCTCCGATGAATAACGAAAAAATGTCACTGATTAAGACTTATCTTCACAACAAAATGACTTTTACTGAAGCACTGATTGCATCTGGTTATGTTCTCGATGAGGATAACTTTGATGATGGTTGTTATGTCAAGACTGATGCAAATGATCTGATTCATTGTTATCAAGAAGGAGAGGATATTGGTGAGTGGAATTATGTCAAAATGACGGAAGATTTTGATGTGATTGTAGAGCAAACGTTCACTCTCTAATGTCTACTGAGCCACTTAAAGTGTACCAGTAGTGTAAGGTTCAAACGAAATTCAAAAATGACAATTCACTTTGCTAATCTCTTCGCTCAGAATACTGATCTCACCTCTGAGTTTGTGACTGATTTCTCCCGTACTTTCAAGTCTAACACCTTTGATAAGTACACTCGAAATGATGGAAAAGTTTATATTAAGCACGGTGTGAATCGTGATACCAAAGTCGATGTATTCTCTGTCGAAGCAATGATCTATGAGTACAAAGGTTGCTGGGTTGGCAATCAAAAGAACTTCGGTAGTTTCGATAACTTTGCTGATGCAATTGATTGTGCTCGCAAAGTACAACTGCCACAAGATAGCACCACTCAGGATGCTGCACTTTCCATGATGAGTAAGGGTTACTGAGCCCCTTAAAGTGTCCTAGTAGTGAGACGTTCAAACGAAAAAGATGATTTACACCTCATTAAAAACGAATCAGGATTATGAGATTGTTCCTGTCAAAGAAAAGCGTCAGAGTTGGGATGATAATGGTCAACCATTCTGGAAAGAATTGACTCAGTATCGTATTCTGAAGGATGGAAAGATGGTTCAATTCACATATGATGTTTCGCAGATTACAGAGACTGTTTCATTCTATGAAAACCCAGGAAAAGATGTTTCATCCCGTTTTGATTGATATGCTGAAATTGGAATTGTCAAATGATGAGTATCGCGCAATACAAAGTGCACTCGAAACCTATGTTGATCTAGAACGCGAAAAGTATTCAAAATGTAGTGATGATAGAATCTTCACTGCAACACAACTTAAGATTTTCACTGACTTTCAAGTTCTCTAATTTCTGATGATGAACAACAATCAAAAAGACAAGATGTTGGCACTCATTCTTGATGATATTCATGCACAAGTGATGAAACTGACAGATGAGAATCGTCTTGATGATGCTGTTGCATTGTATCAAGAATGGTCCAAACATTTTGATGAATCTGTTCCTGATGTTCATGTCCTCACTATCAATGATCTGACCAATGTCTGACTCTAATCTTTACACCGAAATCCTCAAATCTGAAATCATGCCTCTTACTCCTGATCAACTCTCCAATCTCCGTGATAATTATGCCCAGATGATTGTTGATGATATGGATACTAAAACTCTGATGATTATGGCCTATGATGTTATCATGGAGAATCTGAATGACTATGATGAGCAACAATTAAAGGAAGAAATTGTCGATTGCTATGGTGATGAGATTCTAGAAGATTTGATTTCCTAATGCTCACTGAGCCACTTAAAGTGTCCTAGTAGTGTAAGACAGAAACCTCAAACAAAAAAACCAAATGCGTAAGATCGAAAAGCAAATGAATGATGCCATCACTAACAACGAGAATTGGAAAAGTGCCAATACTGTTGTTACCTATGATGAGCAAAATGATCTCTCTATTGTATTCCTTCATGGTAAAAAGATTGCAGAGATTGGTGAGACTTTTCTTCGCTTATTTGATGGTGGTTGGCAATCCAATACCACTAAGTCTCGCCTGAATGCTATTCTTCAAGCACACGGAGAATGTGGTGATCGTGTATTCCAAAAAGCAGGAGAATGGTTTCTTAAGATGAACACTGTTCAAGGACTAACTACCGTTCCTTTCTTCTCTTCGATGCGTCTGGGTTGAGAATGAATAAGACAAGATCTGCAAACTTCTATGCTAACCAAGTGAAGATTTTGATTCTTATTCTAGTCTCTGTGTTGATTGCAAAGTCACCACCAACGAGACAATTTCTCTCTGATGTACTATACACTACCTCGGAGATTATAAGACCTAAGTAACACCCTCAAGGGGTGTTTTTTTTTTTTTTTT